TCGAGTCCAACCCGAAGCGATCGACATGGCCGCCGCCCCACTGCTACGCCGGCGGCGGTTTCCGCTTGTCTCATCCCAGACCGCCCCGTAGGGGATCACCCGACACGTGAAGAAAATCACTCTAATCCATGCTAAGCATTTACCATACAATGATGGTCATTTGGGTGAAGTGCTGGATACCATGCAACATGCTGGTCCACCTACCATTCGTACCATCATTCATGGTAAGCACCTAATCGCCTTGGAAGGCTCACATCGGTTAGCGGGTGCGCATATCTTAGGCTTGATTCCCAAACTGGTTATTTTGGAACCGGACTTAAATCAAGGACCATTGGATAATTTTTTCAATCAGGCGATTGCCACATTGCCAGTGTGGCAGTTTCCCTTCGTGTGGAAATTATATTTGAACAAATTTAAGTAGCTCAGTGGATAGAGCGCAAGGTTCCGGACCTTGAGGCCGCGCGTTCGAGCCGCGCCGGGGCGTCTCCCCCCATGACACACCATCCAAATCCAGTTGACATCCGTCCGCCGCCGACGCAACGTCCCATCGGCGGATACGTCGTGTCTCCGTCCTGTCCATCTCTCATGGAGCGTTCCAATGATGCGATTCCGGCGCCGCAAGCACGGCCGCAAGTAAGTCCCGCCGCTGGGCGGGGCTTGCGCGACGCGGTTCCGCCCCGCGGTTGGCTTGAGGAGACTGGATGCCGCCCTTCCCCGGGCAACTGCCGCCGGGCTTGACCGCCGCGCCGCCGAATGCGGGGCCGGCCGTCGCGCCGCATGGCAATCCTGGGAACGCCTCGCAGGGCCTGGGCGACATCAAGACGGCGCTGACCGCGCTGCAAAAAGCCCTGCCGTCCATCCCGATGGGCACCGAGCTGCACGAGGCGGTGCTGGGCGCGATCTCCAAGATCGGCAAGCACATGACCGAGGCGCAGAACAACCCGCAGATGCAGGTGCAGAACCTGCTGAAGATGCTGGCCGACCTCAAAGCCAAGCAGCCGCAGCAGGGCCTGGCCGGCGCAATGGGCGCCCCCGGCGCGCCGCCCCCGACGCCTCCGGCCCTTACCCCACCTCCCGCGCCACCCGGTGCGGCGATGGCTGCATAGAAGAGACACATGACCGACGCCGGCCGCCACGCTCGCCGCGCCGGTCTGAGCAAACATCCAGTCAGGAGCAACGAACATGGCAGCTCGCTTCCCCGGGCCGTACATCAACACAACGACGGCTGACGACCCCATGATGATCCGCACGGACATGGACAAGATGGGCATCGGCGCGAACAACGCCGGCCTGCCCAACAGCGTCAACTCGGGCGACATGACGATCAAGCATGTCGGCGCGTCGCTCGGCAACAAGGAGGGCTGACCATGTTGCGTGACCGCATGAAGCGCATGATGGGGCGCCGCCGCTGATGTCCGGCACCGCCGCGCCCGATCCGAAGGATCAGCTCGTCTCGATCCTGAACACGCTGTGGGGCGATCCCGATCTCGGGGAATCCGTGCGCCGCAAGGCCAAGGAGAAGTTCCCGCAGATCACCATCCCCGACGACGGGCCGGTGGCGACCAGCGTGCGGCGGCAGCTCGATGCCGAGCGCGCGGCGCGCGAGGCGCTGGAGAAGCGGCTGGCCGACCGCGATGCCGCCGAAGCGACTGCGCGCGCCGAGTCCGACTTGCGCAACTCGCTCGGTCGCGCGCAGTCGCGGTTCAAGCTGACCGACGACGGCCTCAAGGGCACGATGGCGCTGATGCAGGAACGGCAGATCGCCGACGCGGAGGCCGCCGCCGCGCTGTATGTGGACAGCCTGCCCAAGGCGCCACCGTCGTCTCCGGCCAATGCGTATTTCCCCGGGAAGTTCAATCTGTTCGGAACGACGGCCAAGGACGACCAGTGGGAACTGTTCCACACAGATCCAGACGCCGCGTTCGCGAAGGTGGTGAGTGAAGTATTCACCGAAATGCCGGTCGGCCAGTAAAGAAGGAACAGCTTTAGATGTCTGGTACACTGACCGGCCCGGCCTATTCGGGCATTACGCCAGGTGGCCCACTCGGCCAACAGTTGCAGGCGATCACCCGGCGCGCGGTCATTCCCAGCGTCTACGTGCAGATTTACCAGTCGCACCCTCTGCTCTCCATGTTTCTCTCGAACGCCCAGCGCGCCCGCGGCGGCGTCTCCCAGATCACCATTCCGATCCAGGGCGCATCGTTCGTCTCCTTCTCGTGGGGCAGCTTTGCCGGCGACTTCCCGATGCCGGAGGACGAGGCGGCGATCAGCGACGCGCAGTTCAACCTCAAGCTCGGCATGGTGCCGATCGGCTTCTTCGGGATGGAAGCGATCGTCCAGTCGTCCGAGGTGATCGTACCGAAGCTGCGCGCGGTCACGTCCGACGCGGCCGTCGTGATCAAGCAGGCGCTGGCGCAGGCGCTCTACGCCAACAACTCCGCCAACGCGCTGGCGATGGACAGCCTCGCGCAGGCGTACGACAACGGCACCAACACCACGACCTACGGCGGCATCGCGCGCACCAACGCCTACTGGCAGGGCCAGTACTACCCGAACATGGGCGGATCGGCGTCGATCTCGTCCCGCATGGGCATGGCGACGATCCTGATGCGGGTGCAGACCGGCGCGGGCGGCGAGGCGCCCGACTGGGCGGTGATGAACCCGGCCGACTGGACCACGCTCATGCAGGACTTCATGGGCCTGGAGCAGTTCCAGACGACGCCACGCAGCATCTACGGCAAGGCCGACATGGTCAACGCCGGCTTCCGTGCGATCCGCGTGCTCGACACCCCGATCTTCCCCGACCCGTTCTGCCCGCGCGGCCAGATGTTCATAGGCAATTCCCGCTACATCGCCATGTATCTGTCCGAGGCGGCGCCGTTCGTGTTCTCGGGCTTCCAGTCCGCGATCCCGCAGGGCCAGATCGCCGACATCGGCGTGCTGATCACCTGCCTCGACCTCGTTTGCTCCAAGCCGTCGTCCGGCGCCTGGGTGACCGGCATCACCGGCTCGGCGTGGCCGAACGTGCCCGGCCCGCCGGCGGTGCTGTGAGGATGGACGGTGTGAGCGATACCGCCCCGCCGCCGGCACCCGATCCAACGGCTGCCCTGCCCGAGCAGCCGCCGCCGCCCGGCAGAATCGTCGATGTGGACGGCGTGCCGTGGCAAGTATCGGGGGAGGACTGACNCATGGCATCGGGTCTCTTCCAGGGCGACGCCCCCCGGGTTGCTTCCGGCGCGATGACGCTGGCGGCCGGGCTGGCCTACGTGCCGCCGGCCGGATGGTATCTGTATGCCTCCGGCAACTACACCGACCTGCAACGCTTCGACCCGATCGCGCAGATATGGCGTCACAGCGGCGACGACACGCGCGGCGCGCGCTTCACCTATTTTGACGGCCAGACGCTGCGCATCGCCAATCCGACCGGCTGCGTGGTGGCTGCCATCGTCACCACCGCCGGCACCGGCTACACGTCGCCCCCGACCGTCACCGCCTCGGCGGGTTCCGCGAGCTTCACCGCGATCGTCGGCGGCGCCATCTCGACGCTCGCCACGATCACCGCCGGCGGATCGGGCTATCTGTATCCGCCGTTGCTGTGGATCGAGAACCCGCCCGAACTCGGTTTCCAGGCCGGCGGCTACACCACGATCGCCAACGGCACGCTGTCCACGGTCACGATCCTCGATCAGGGCGCGGGCTACACCTATCCGCCCAACGTCGTGATCCTGAACGACCCGCGCGACACGGCCGGCTCCGGCGCGCAGGCGTCGGTGGCGCTGACTGGCGCGCAGACCATCACCGGCATCGCCGTCACCAACTGGGGCAACCCGATCACCTCGGGCACGGTGCCGACCCTCTCCTTCTCCGGCGGCGGCGGATCGAGCGCCGCGGCGATCGCGGTCATGGACTGGTGCATCCAGACCGTGTCCATCACCACGCCCGGCGCGGGTTACGGCAACAGCGCGGCGGTGATCGCCTCCGGTGCCGGTGGCTACGCCAGCAACACGCCAGCCTATCTCGGCGGCTTCAGCAGCATCGGCATGTCGCGCTGGCGGCCGGCGGCCGTGCAGGTCACGACCAATTCCACCGGCGGCCTGACCGTCCCCACCATCATCGACGCCGGCCGCTACTCGGCGCTGCCGTATCCGGTCATCGAGGGCGCCGGCCTGATTTCCACCGCCGCCGTGCTCGCGCTGACGATGGGCGGCATCAACTCCACGATCTACCTCATCCCGGCGCAGCAGTAAGGAAGAAGCGACATGGCGATTTTCCGGGGCGCGGGCGTCACTCTCACCCTTCAGGGCACCACCACCAACGAGTGGACGCTGCCGGCCGGGGCCGTCTGGTATCCGAACAACCAGACCAACCCGTCGCAGCCCGGCCAGGGCACCGGCCGCGCCGGCTGGTTCTACCCCTTCCTCGGCCGCTACACGCGGGCGCAGGTGTTTGACCAGATCACCGGCATCTGGCGCGGCATCGGCGACGACGGCAACACCGAGAAGTACATCTACTCGGACGGCGTGAACCTGCGCTACGCGAACCAGTCCGGTTGCGCGGTCGGCGCGGTCGTTACCACCGCCGGCACCGGCTACACCTCCGCGCCCACCGTCACCGCCTCGGCTGGATCGTCCAAGTGGGTGGCCGTGCTCGGCCCGAACGTGTCCGCGATCACCGTCACCTACGGCGGCACCAACTACACCTATCCGCCGGTCGTCGTCATCGACGCGCCCCCGCCGGGCGGTGTGCAGGCGACCGCCTATTGCACGCTCTCGTCCGGCGCCGTGTCGACCATCACCGTGCAGAATGCGGGCGGCGGCTACACCGGCGGCGTGCCCAACGTCTACCTGGTGAACGACGCGCGCGAGAACGCAAGCGTTGGCGCCTCCGTCACCGCCGGGTCCGGCGCCACCGCCACGGCGACGCTCGCCAACGCGCAGACCGTCGTTGCGGTGCTGTGCTCCGACCACGGCAGCCCGATCACCTCCAACACCGTGCCGACCTTGACGTTCTCGGGAGGCGCCGGCTCCAACGCAGCGGCAACCGTGCTGATGAACTGGGGCATCACCACCTACTCCATCACCGCCGCTGGCGCCGGCTACGGCGCGTCGACCAACGTCGTGGCGTCCGCCGCCGGCCCGGCCGCGTCGACCGCCGCCGCCAGCACCGCCGGCCCGGACATCGGCACGCTGCTGGTCCGCCAGCGCAACGCCAATCTGTGGGTCGCGACCGGCTCTGGCGGCGGCGTGAGCACGATCCAGATCCTCGACGGCGGCGTGTATGTCGGGCTGCCGAGCTTCGCGCTCTACTCGTCGACCATCCCGACGACCGTAGCGACCATCGCGCTGACGATGGGCGGGTTCACGGATACGTTCCTCAATCCTGCCTTTTGATTGACGGATGACGGTGGCGGAGGGCGCAGCGCCCCGGTAGAGGAGGCGGTGTGCCAAACCTAGCCGACTACGAAAACGACGTTGGGTGGTTGTTGCACGACGTCAACCACCTGTTCACACCGCTCTCGCAGCTAGACCGCTGGATCAATCAGGCGCGCGACCGCGTGGCGCAGGACAGCGGGTGCCTGCGCGCGCTGGTGGCGGGCCAGTCGCCGTTCGGCGCGACCGCGACGGCCGGCAACGCCGTGCCGGGCGGCGCAGTGCCTGGGCAGGCGGCGTTCACGACGTTCAACACGATCCCGTCGCAGGAGTTCTACCCGTATTCCTACGCGACGCAGATCGGCGCCGCGCAGAACCGCGGGTTCAGGGCGGTGATCGACGTGTTCACCTGCGCCGTGTCCTGGGGCGGCGCGATCCGGCCCGTCCAGAACTGGATGCCATGGGACCAACTTCAAGCCTACGCGCGGTCATACAACGTAGGCGTTTTCTCCTATCCATTCGTGTGGGCAACGTCCGGCGCTGGCGCGAGCAACCGCCTCTGGCTTTGGCCGGCGCCGTCCGTCATCACCGAAATGGAATGGGACTGCGGCTTCGTGCCCAAGCCACTGAACACGAACGATGATTACGAGGCCATCCCAGAGCCGTTCCAGGGCGCGATCAAGTACTGGGCGGCGCGGGATGCCGCTTACGCCAAGCGCGACTACGGGCAGGCCAACGAGATGGAGAAGCAGTACTGGTCGTCACTCGTGAAGGCCGGTTCTTCGTCGGATCGAAGCAAAATCCCCGATTACTACGTCGACTGGACGACCTGGGGCTGACGTATGTCCGGAAGCAAGGCACAGCGCGAGGCTCTAGGAATCCCA